CTGTACATTCTTTTCGCTCCTGATGATTCTGGCAGCAAAGGGTAAGGTCGTGGTCATCATGACACCATGGACAGATGACGACCTGGCTGCCAGAATCATCAGGAGCGAAAAGAATGTACAGCTGCTTAGGCTGCCTGTGGAAGCGGAAGAGAATGATCCGCTGGGCAGAGAGGTCGGGGAGGCCTTATGCCCGGAGCTGGGCAAAGATGATCAATGGCTGGCAGACTTTAAAGCCAGTTATATTTCCGATGCCCAAGGCGGACAGAGAGCCTGGACTGCGTTATACCAATGTTCCCCGAGACAGGAGGAGGGCAATATTGTCCGGCGCAGATGGTTTCGGTTCTACGCTCCGCGTAGACAGGGAGTAGGGAATAGGGAGCCGGGAGTAGGGAACGGAGTTACGGAATATGTGGAAGAGCCGGAATGGTACGGTACGGAGCTCATTTCGGTGGATGCGTCCTTCAAGGGCGACGATACCAGTGACTTTGTTTCTATCCAGGTCTGGGGTAAGCGGGCACAGGATTATTTCCTGCGGTATTGCCTGAACAAGCGGCTCAGCTTTCCGGATACGCTGGAGTCAATCCGCACCGTTTGTCGTCTCTATCCGAGGGCCCGCACCGTGCTGATAGAGGAAGCCGCCAACGGGCATGCAATTATTCAGATGCTACAGCGGGAGATGTTTATCATCCCGGTCACACCGCTGGGCGGGAAGGTCAGCCGTGTGAATGCCGTATCGCCGGCGATAGAGAGCGGGCATGTGTTTCTGCCCGATCCGGCAAAGGCCACGTGGGTGGCGGATTACATTGATCAGTGGGCGGCATTCCCCAATTCCAAACATGATGATATGGTGGATGCTACATCCCAGGCCCTTGCGCGGATGATCTATTCTCCCGGAGACGCCTGGGAAGAAAAGAAGCAGAGCCCGGCATTTGATGTGGAAAGACTGTTTGATCCTTACGGTGTTTATGGAGGCAGAGCATGAGAGAATTCAGAACCTGTGAAGAATACGTCCTCAATGAACTGGCGGAAGCCAAAGCACAGCTGAAAGAGTGGGAGGAATCCTGCAAAAACAATCTGCTGATGATGAATGAAATACATACTCTTCTGGAAATCATGAAAAAATCATTATCCATACATAAGGCAATAGACGGCAAAGAACTTATAACCATGGGATATATCTTTGAAGATTATGATCCGGAAGAATTCAAATTTCTGAAGGCGTTCTTCAGGCTTCAGGCAAAGGAGGAAAAACATGAATGACTTTCTGATTTGCGGGCTATCTGTACTCATTGTGATTTTTTCGTTTTCTTCAGGTTTTTTCATGGGCCGCGGCTTCCGTAAAGAGAAGCCGCTATTGCCTGTGGAGCCCGCAGTGCCGGACCGAATCAAGCAGTTGGAGTATGAGGCGGACCAGAAGGCTCTGGCCGAGTGTTTGAATTATTCCATTGATGTGGCGTATGGAAGGAAATAAATAGTGCCCGTTTTTGGTGCATAGCAAGTGCTCGGGAGACAACATACTTCCTCGCAATAACATCCTGCTCCGAGCTTTTTTTAGGGAGGGAGAACTTCTGAGCTGTTTTTAGGGAGAGAAAGTAATGAATGATTATCTTCGTGATGCATGGAAGTATTATGAGTACGGGCGATTATATAACAACAATCTTACCCCGAATCAGTACACCATGGTCAACACAAATAATGAATTCTTCATCGGCAATCAGTGGATTCACATGCCGGATAATGAGGCCATGCGCAGGCTGGCAAAGCCTACGTTCAACATTATAAAGCGTGTGACTTCTCTTTTCGTCGCATCACTGACCAGTTCCAACACAACCATTTCCTTCGAGCCGCTTTCCTATCAGAATGATGGAGAGGCGGCTTCTTTTGCCACTGCCGAGGTGCGGAACCTGCTGGAAAAGTTCAAGATGGACTACCGGATTCGGGATGCTCTGTTTGACGGGGCAATCACCGGGGATTATGCCGCACACTTCTTCTGGAACCCGGAAGCAAGACCCTATGGCGGAGCTTTTGGAGAGTACAAGGGTGAGATTGAGATGGAGCTGATTGACGGCATCAACGTCATGTTCGGCAATCCGAATTGCCGGGACGTCGAGAAGCAGCCATATGTGCTCATCGTGGGCAGGGACACGGTTGAAAACCTGAAACGGGAATATGACTACTGGAAGCCTCTAAAAAAGAAAGAAGGCCCGGACAAAGACATCATCCGTCCGGACGCAGAGACCTATAATTTCACTGGCATTGGCGGAAAGACGGAAATACACGGTGACGATGATAAAACCGGGAAAGCTCTGTTTGTGTATCTCTATACCAAGGTCTGGAAGGATGAGCAATATATCAACCCGAAGACCGGGTTGGTCGAAGTCCGTAAAGTACAGACGGTGCATGTGACCAAGGCCACCCGGCACTGCAACATCTTTGAGGATGTGGACACCGGCTTGAGCCGTTATCCTCTTGCATGGGGCAACTGGCAGAAGCAGCGCAATCAGTATCACGGCAGAGCTTTGGTCACGGAAATTATCCCGAATCAGATATTCATCAACCAGATGATGGCCATGGTTTTCCGGCATCTGCAGACGCAGGCATTCCCAACCAAGATTTATAACGCAGACCTGATACCCAATATCAGCAACGAGGTGGGTACTGCAATCGGTGTAAGGAATCTGCAGCCCGGGCAGCAGATTGGGGAAGTGATTTCTACGATTCCTGCAGCCAACATGTCAGCCCAGATTATCCAGGCGATTGACCTTTGCATGGCATATACCAAGGAGTGTCTGGGAGCGACCGATGCCCAGATGGGCAGCGTGAGACCTGACAATACATCGGCTCTGATGGTCCTTCAGAATGCTTCTGAAGTGCCGTTGGAGAATACCCGTGCCGGTCTGCATGAATGGGTGGAAGACATCGGTGCCATTCTGCTTGACATGATGGGCACCTATTATGGGAAAAGACCTATCGTAAGAGAGAAGACTGTAGAGCAACCTGTACTCGGTGCTGACGGACGGCAGCTTGTTGACCCGATGACAGGTAAGTCCGCAAGCACGAAAGTGAGCAGGAGAGTGGTTGAAGAATTCGATTTTTCCGTTTTCAAGCACCTCTGGCTGAATATTTCAGTCGACGTAGGCGCTACCACATACTACAGCGAGATAGCGATGGTACAGACGTTAGATAACCTCAGACGGGACGGAACGCTGAATATCATCGAGTATCTGGAAAGAATGCCGGATAAGTTGATCACGAGGAAGCAGGAGTTGATTGAATCGCTGAAGAAACAGGCAAATCTGCCTGTTTCAAATGATGGAACGGATAAAGGAGGTGATGACGTTGGTCATGTAGTGGGCAGTGAGCTGGACGCTGCCAAAAAGATAGCCCAGTTACCAACCAGTATGCAGGCAAAGTATAACGACCTGCCGAAGACGGCGCAGAGAGCGCTGATTAAATAATTTTGGAGGGTTTCAAATGGATGAACAACTGGAAAATTCGATTGAAAGAGGCGGAGATCATGCAGCGATACACGAGAAAACAGCTGTATCACCGGCTGACGGGGAAATCAACGAAGAAGCAGATAAAGAGACAAAGATCGAAAGCCTGCAGCAAGTGAATATAGAAAGCCCGACAGAGGAAGCTGTAAATGCTCCCGATGCCGGGCTTCCTGATACACTCCCTCAGTCAGCGGAGCTGACAGCTCCCTCGGAGAGGGAGACTGAACTACCTTCCCCGGCGACGGCCGAAGGCCTAGTCCACGGAGGGGAGGAAGAGGGTGAGGAGAACACCTCACCCACCACTGACGTGGTCCCCCCTCCCCATGAGGGGAGGGTCTTAGAGGGTCGAGACTACTACGCCGAGTGGCAGGAGTTGGCTGAGGCACATCCGGAAGTGGTGGGCAAGGAGTTGCCCGAGGATATCTATCAGGCGTGCATGCAGAGTGATCTGCCTCCTCTGCGTGTATATGAATCCATGATGCTGCAGAAGCAGGCAGATCAGATTTCTGCCCTTCAGCAGGAGATTGCGACGTTGAGGCAGAACGCAGAAAACACAGCGAGAGCCCCGGTAGTGGCAGCTGCCGAGGGTCCTGCAAATGAACCGGAAGCGCGTTTTATAAAAGATTTCTGGTCATATTGATTTTTTAAGGAGGATTTAAATTATGGCAGGTGGAATGAATTTAGCAACCAAATATGTAAGAGAGATCGATGAACGCTGGGTGTCAGAGTCCCAGGCAGCTCTGGTTACCGGCAACGCTTTCGAGTATAAGGGGGATCAGACCTTTGTGGTGTACTCAGTCCCTTATGCTCCGCTTTTTGATTATACCCGAAGTGGTATGAACCGCTATGGCAATCCGAATGACCTGAGCCGGAACATCCAAACCCTGAAGGTCACGCAGGATAAGAGCTTCAGCTTTGTGATTGACCGTGGAGACTATGTACAGAGCGAGTTTGTCAGCAACCCGGGTAAATGTCTGGCGAGGGAGTTGAGAGAAGTGATTGTCCCGGCATATGACCGTTATTGTTTCCGTACCATGGCGTTTTCCGCAATCGACAACGGGCACAACGCGACCACGGAAGTGACGAAGGCAAATGCCCATGCAATGCTTCTGAATGGTATTGAACACATGAGCGACAGAAATGTTCCTATTGATAACTGCTATGCCTTCTGCACGTACCATTACGGCAATCTGCTGATGCAGGATCCGTCCTTCATCCGTAACGGCAATTCTTCGCAGGAGATGCTGAAAACGGGAAGAATCGGCATGGTGGACGGCATTGAGATTGTTCTTGTCCCTCACAGCAAGCTGCCGGCCGGTTCGGCATTCCTGCTGGTGCACAAGGATGCATGCGTAGCTCCGAGACAGCTGGAGGAATATAAGACCCATGAGGATCCTCCCGGACTGTCCGGCACCCTCTGCGAAGGGCGTGTGCTCTATGACTGCTTTGTTCTCGATGAAAAGGCAGACGGTATCTATTACCATGGAGGCCAGCCTGTGCTGAAGGATATTCCGTTTATCACGAGTGCTACAAATCCGGGTAAGTCTTCCATCATCATGAATATGGAGAAGGAGAAGGACACCAATAAGTGGTATTACATCACGGCTGAGGACCATGCTTCGCTTCCTGAAGTCACCTACGGCACAGCCATTGATCCCACCAGCGGGGCCTGGGCAGGAGCTGTTGAGATCACCGGCATGGAGATGGAGATCACACCTCCCGAAGGGAACACGAGAATTAAAGTCGTGGAAGTTCTCCGCAGCATGAAGCCGATCGGCGTTTCCGAGAGGAAGCTGAATATCGGATGACGGAGAACTGTCCCTCGTGGGCAGTTCTGAGCAATAGCTCGGAAGACAGCATTGTACCTCGAATCTGCTGCTCTATCCGAGCTTTTTTGGAGGAAAAGTTGTCAGGGGAATTAAGCCTCTGATAACACTGTAAAAGACACAGAGAACCGTCCCCTGTGCGAATTAGGAGGAGAAAAGTGACTTATGGCGAATTGAAAAACAGAGTATTGGAGCTCATCTTCAGTTACAGCGTGGCAGGGAGTCAAATCCCTGCCACGTATAACAATCAGGCGGATTACATCGCCATGATCCCGGGGCTGGTGAATAACGGGCAGATGGATATCGCCACATCCGTGAAGCGGTTACCTGCAATTGTGCTTCTGGAAGATTTGGAGCAGGAGTAGGTAGGGGAGAGAAATCTTTATAAGCTCCCTGATGACTGCTGGCTGCCGTTTACAGGCGGGCTGCTCATGGAGAGAAGCAGAAGGTATGAACGATTTTTCGGATACAGGTTTATCTCCGGGAAAATCGAACTGCCGTGTCATCATCCGCCTGATCTGGCATTGGAATACTGGAGATATCCGGAAAGAGTGAGTTCTGAGA